TAACGTCTTAGTAAATATAAATACTTTTTAGATCTGAATACGCTAACTTAGATGGCAGATATCAAAGTCAGAGTTGGGCAACAAAACGCAACAAAAGTGATATCCTCACTTGCAGGTGCTCAAACTCTATCATTAACCGAATTAAGTGACGTGAATGTCTCTGGAACCTTACAAAATGGTATGGTTCTTGTTTATAATGGTTTGACAAAAAAATTTGATACAACGTTGGAATTGACTCCTGGTGCTGCTCAGAACTTAGATATCAACGGAGGAAATTTCTGAAATGGCTAGTATAATTAGAATCAAACGATCATCTGGTACAGCCAAACCAGCGAGTTTGAATTGGGGTGAAATGGCATATGTGACTGGTATAGGTCAGTATGGTGGGGTTAATCAATATAAAGACAGAATATTTTTAGGAGATGACGGTTCAAACGTTAATCCTGTTGCGGGACATTATTATACTTCAATGATGGAGCACACACCTGGTGCTTTGAACGGTGTTACAAACTCTAGAAATAGTGATGGTGGAATTGTAGCGATACTTGATAGTAGTAGAAAAATAGATGTTTGGAATGTAGATAATTTAACTTTAGATGCTAATACTTTATCTTCAACCGATACTGATGGAGACATAATATTTAATCCTAACGGTTCAGGTGAGGTAATGATACCTGATGATACCTTCTTAGGATTTGGTGGTGGAGCAAATGGTACAGCAGCAGCAGATTCAAAAATTGAATATGATGAAAATGGTACAGACCAGTTAACTTTTACGGGTGCAGATGTAAGATTCAATATCGCTACTCAGTCAACCACAAAAGATAACGGTGCTGTGATTATTGAAGGTGGAATGGGTGTAGAAAAAAATATAAACGTCGGTGGTAATTTAATTGTTGATGGTGGAGAGAGTAGATTAGGAAATATTAGAGTTGAGAATAATATTATTGCATCTCTTGCTGGAGCAGATAATAAAATATTCATTGACCCATATCCAGATGGTTTAAGTAATGAAGGTGACGTTATCATCAAAGGTAACTTACAAGTTGATGGTACAACAACCACAGTTAACTCAACACAGACAACTGTGAATGATCCTATCATGATGGTTGGTGATACTACCAGCACAAGAACTGTGATGACAACAATGGCATCAGGGGCTTCAGCAGTCGTTGTTGATCAAGTAACAGGTATCGCAGTCAATGATACTCTTTTACACTCAAGTTTTTCTGCAAGTGGTATTACAACAGTTACAGCAATCAATACTGGAACTAAGACGCTAACATTCCAAGGAACAGCAATTGCTGGAATCAGCACACAGACTGAGATAACAGTTGTACACGCAACAGATACTAATACTGACCGTGGACTTGGATTTACTTATAATACAGGTATTGGGACTGCAAACTCAACTGATGGTTTCTTTGGATTAGATGATAGTTCAATTGCGTCTAGCACTGCTGGTGTTGGAAACCACGGTACACATGGAGATGACAGTCGTAGATGGACATATGTTCCTGACGCAACTATTTCTGCTAGTGTTGTAACAGGAACTAAAGGTTTCTTAGATATAAAAGGTATCTATTATCAATCTGGTAACTTCGCTTCAGGTGGTGTAGTATGGTTTGATAGTGAAGGACTACAAAGATCTACTAACGCACCAGCATCTCCTGTAATTACATCAAAGCAAGTTCTAACTGCAATCTCTAAGGTCGTTCTAACACTACCAGGTGCGGTTACATTGGCACAGGGTGATATCATAAAGCAAGACACTACAAGTGCATTTGGTGTGGTTGAGAGTGCTGTTAGTGGTGGTACATCAGTCCCTCTAGTAGGTGTTGAAGGAACATTTAATACTTCAAATAATTTAAGAAGAGAGGGTCAGAGTGGTGCTATTCAAAACTTAAGCACATCACCCAATGCTGTAACGAATACATATACTAACAAGCCACATTGGACTTCAACCCTAGACGGAGGAACTTTTTAAATGCAACAAAACAGTGAAGTAGATGTTAATGTATTAGTGAACTTATATCATACAAAACTAGCAACAGCATTAAATCAAAACGTACTTTTGGAGGCAAAACTCCAAACTCTAAAAAACGATTTTCAAAAAGAAAAGAATGAACTTTTAGAGCAACTCGCAAATCTCACGGATAGTAATGGCGAAACCACAAAGTAGAGGACAACTTATAAATTTCGGTTTGCGTAAACTGGGTTATCCTGTCTTGGAAATAAACCTTGATACTGACCAAATACATGACGCTTTAGATGACACTCTTCAGTTATACCAAGAACGTCATTATAATGGTATTGAGAGAATGTATTTGAAATACAAAATTACTCAGGAAGACATTGATAGAGGAAGAGCAAAAGACACAGATGGAGTCGGAATAGTAACTACAACTGGTATATCAACCAATACTGCAGGTACTGTTACAAGTAATTTTTATGAAACTTCTAATTTTATAGCGGTTCCAGAACACGTTATAGGTGTAAATAAAATATTTAAATTTGATACAAGTTCTATTTCTGGTGGAATGTTTAGTATTAAGTATCAATTGTTTTTAAATGACTTATATTATTTTAATTCAGTTGAATTATTACAATATGCAATGACAAAAACATATCTTGAAGATATTGATTTTTTACTTACAACAGATAAACAAATAAGATTTAATCAAAGACAGGATAGATTGTACTTAGATATTGATTGGGGTTCACAAACAAAAGATACATTTATTGTGATAGATTGTTTTCGTGCTCTAGACCCAGAAGAATATAGACAGGTTTATAACGATCCATTTGTAAAACGTTATTTCGTTGCTTTGATGAAAAAACAATGGGGAATGAACTTAATTAAGTTTAGAGGTACTAAACTACCAGGTGGAATTGAATTGAACGGAAGGGAAATCTACGATGATGGAGTTAAAGAGATAGAGGAACTCAGGTCAAGAATGATGCAAGACTACGAGACTCCTCCTCTTGACTTTATTGGGTGATGAATAATGGCATTAAATCCACATTTTTTACAAGGTTCAAGAGGTGAGCAAAGATTAGTTCAAAATCTAATCAACGAACACCTAAAAATATATGGTGTTGAAGTTACATTCATTCCAAGAAAATTTGTAAATCAATCAACAATTATAGAAGAAGTTACAACATCTAAATTTGATGATAATTTTTTAATTGAAGCGTATGTAGATAATTATGATGGATATGCAGGTGCTGGAGATGTACTAACAAAGTTTGGTATGAGTTTAAGAGATGAAGTAACTCTAACCATTTCAAAAGAAAGGTTTGAGGAATTTATTTCACCTTTTATGGATGCAGATGATGATATTGAATTATCATCAAGACCTCGTGAGGGAGACTTAGTATTTTTTCCACTAGGTCAAAGATTATTTGAAATAAAGTTTGTAGAACATGAAGAACCTTTTTATCAGTTAGGAAGTAATTATGTTTATAAACTCAAATGTGAACTCTTTGAATATGAAGATGAGGTTATTGACACTACTATAGATGCCATCGATACCCAAGTAGATGATGTGGGATATATCTCTGAACTTAAGTTAGTTGGTATAGGTGTTACAGCACTTGCTACCCCTGTAGTTGGAACTGGTGCTGTTCGTGAAATATTCTTAAACGATGATGGTTCAGGATTTACAGGAACTCCCATTGTTGCAATTAGCACATCTCCAACAGGTTTATCTGGTGCTGATGCCACAGCAGTAGCATTTACAACTTCCAGAGCAAATGTGACATCTATAGACAAGATATTAGTTACTAATTCTGGATTTGGATATACTGAAGCACCTACAATTACTATTTCAGGTGGTGGTGGAACTGGTGCAGCAGCTACTTGTTCGATTAATACTGTCTCGAATAGTATAGTTAGATTTACCATAACTCAGAATGGTGTGGGATATGGAACTGCACCAACAGTTACTATTGGAGTGCCTCTTGGAGCAACAGCAGCTGATAGAGCAACTGGCATAGCATCAATTGGTGTTGATCCTTCAAGTGGATTTAATCGTGTGAACTCAATCTTTGTCACGAATGCTGGAGCAGGATATACAGGTGCTGAAACTGTTACAATTTCAGATCCAGAAACAATTAGTGGAATTGGCACATATTTCTTCAATGAAGTTGTTCAGGGTATGCGTTCAGGAACTCAAGCAAGAGTTAAGAGTTGGGATGCTGATACTGGAATACTTCAGGTTGGTAATGTTGGAATCGGTACAACAACGACATCATTCTTCCCTGGTGAAGATATTAAAGGTCTTACATCTGGTGCATTATTCAGTGTTTCTACTTTCGATGATGACACCACCGATAAATATAATGAAGGCGACATATTTGAATCGGAAGCAGATTTATTAATTGACTTCACTGAATCAAATCCATTTGGTAGTTTCTAATGTTAGGTAATTATTTTTATCACGAAATTGTAAGAAAAACAGTTATTGCATTTGGCACACTGTTTAATGATATTCATGTGCGTCACGATGATGGTGCGGGAAATGTAATATCAGATATTAAAGTTCCGATTGCATACGGTCCTAGACAAAAGTTTTTAGCAAGAATTACACAGCAAGCAGAATTAAATAAAGCAACTCAAATAACATTACCAAGAATGTCTTTTGAGATCACTAATATATCATATGACTCTACAAGAAAAGCAGGTATAACACAAACATTTAAAGCAAAGGATGTTAATAATGACAAAATGAAAAAGGTCTTTATGCCAGTTCCTTACAATCTTGGATTTGATTTAAACATCTTAGTAAAACTACAAGATGATGGATTACAAATTTTAGAGCAAATATTACCATTCTTTCAACCAGGATTTAATATTTCAATTGATTTGGTAAAATCGATTGGAGAGAAAAGAGATATTCCAATGGTTCTACAAAATATAGCACAACAGGATGACTATGAGGGAGATTTTGCAACAAGAAGAGCGTTAATATACACATTATCTTTTACAGCAAAGACATTCTTCTTCAATCATATTGCTCAAACTCCAGAAGGACTCATCAAAAAAGTTCAGTTGGATTACTACACAGATACAAATACAAGAACGGCTAAGAGAGAACAAAGATACACAGTGGTTCCAAAGGCTAAGAAAGATTATAACGAAGATAATGTTATAGATACACAAGATGACTTATTAATTGAACCAGGTGATGATTTTGGATTTACAGAAACAAGCACATTCTTTGGTGGTGACGGTAAAAACTTTGCACCAAATAGAGGGGTAGATATCTAATGGCAAAAGGTTACGATTCATTAAATGATGCTTTCAACACTGATGGTAGTGTTGAGGTTGATGCTATTGTTAAAGCAGATGAAGTAACCAAAGTTGATGAGGTCAAAAAAGATTATGATTATACAAGAGGAAATTTATATTCACTAATTGAAAAAGGTCAAGAAGCAATCAATGGTATTATGGAAGTTGCAGGAGAAACTGCAAGTCCAAGAGCATATGAAGTTGC